ACTACAAGTAACAGCACTGAAACCAACTGCCCGTGCAATGGATACTTATGTGCGTCCTGAATTTGAGAGAAACCAAGCGGCTATCAGTCGGTTGACTCAGAGCATTCAGAAGACAAACACTGAGCGTGATGTACGACAGGCAGAAGTGGATGCTGTTGCTGAATCACTTACAGGTGATATCAAAGATGTACATGACCGCACATCATGGCACAGCACCTCACCTGCCTACATGGCAACACGCTATGAACATCGTGGTAAGCAGTACGCTATGGAACTAGCACCTCAAGTCCTAGCGAACTACGAAGAGTTCAAGCTAGGTGCGATGGATAATGGGGGTGATTTAGACAGCTGGCTACAGGAGCAATTTGCGCCTGCAATGGAAGCCTTAGGTGGTAACCAATTCTTAATGGCTGGTGCTGCTGAAACCCTCCAGATGACCAAGAATCAAATCTTGGCTGCACATCCATCCTTCCTTGATGGCCGAGCATTAGAAGAGACAATGTCTCATATGTCCATGCGTGTTGATTCCATCGTGCATCAGAGCGTTGTGAATGTTGCAGGTCGTGAGGAACCCCTCAGCTTCTATGGACGCATTGACCATCTAGACGGCCTAGCAGTTGAGTTTGAAGCCACCACTCCTATCAAGAAAGGTGAAGGTAATAAGATTATCTTTGACTCACTCTTAAGTATGGCTAAAGGTGCGCCTCCTGAGGTGGCTTTGTCTTACCTAGAACTAGCTAAACAGGTGCAGTATTCCCGTGGCAAGAATGGCGGTGTACGTCCCGAAGCTTGGGAAGCATTAACAGCTGTTGAGGAATACACAGAAAGACGTGCTGCAGCTGATAAAGCTGTCCAGAAGCAGAAGGCTAAAGAAGCTGCAGATATGGCCAAGACAGGAGCGATGACAACACTCATTTCTGACCTGACTGAAGCTGGTGGACAAGCTGAGTTCTCTCCTGAATACATTGAAGGAATGGCAGAGAAAGGAGTTAGCCCTGAGAAGATGCTAGCAACTATCAATGCATTCGCTGATATGTCTGGACGTAAAGAATCAACTGCTCAAGAAGAGAGCTTCAATGCGCTCACAACCCTTATCAACAACAACCGTTACAACCCTAACGGTGTGATGCAGTATGAACAATTGCTGACAATGATTGCCGATGAGGAACTCCATAGTTCACGCTTGGCTGAAGTCCAAAAGCTAATCCAAGGTGTTGAACGTGCTGCTCCCCTTATTCAATCAACCTTATCTACAGCGCCGCGTAACTTGTTTGTTGCAGGTCTTGTTGAGATGGAAGATGAGTGGGACACCACAGGCAAGGCCCGTAAAGCTGAGCTAGTGAAGCAATGGGATGGTGAGATGCATAAGTTAATTGAAGCTCACTACGAAGTTGAAGGTGTATCCAAGCCAACATCAGGTCAATTAGAGGCTATGGCAACCTCCGTTGAGCAGAAGATGCGCGGTAACTTTGCCTCTCAAATAGCTGAGATTGAAGCTGACCGTGGAGGTCTTACGGAATATCGTGACAGTCTTACAGCTGAATTATATAAATCAACCAACCGTGATTCTGTTGACGATGGGAAGCTTCAAGTCCTAGGCTTCAACAATGTAGGTTTGTCTAACCTTAGCAGCCTTACAGGTAACTTAAGCGCAGACGTAATTGAATCAGACATCATGCCTTCTTTTAAGAAGCGAATACTGAACAACCCAGCAGGTGTTATCACAGCTGAGACAGCACAAGGTGATACTGATTCTATCGGACGCACTTGGGCTGAACAGTTCGATATCGTTTATGGCGCTGGGGCATTCTCAACGTATTACGAAGAGTATGGCGTGGAACTACCAACGATGGAGATGTACAAGAATCTACGTCTCAGCGAGGTTAAATAATGAATGAACAAGTACCACTG